CTAATATTTTATCTTCTACATTATAATTCATTTCTGGGTTTAATAATGGAAGTTGTAGCAGGTCATGGATATTTTTATTATATTTCCCCATCATGTATTTATACGGGTCTAACAAAGGCGCCATTTTAAAAAACACATTACTTTTTGTAAATATTGAATCGTCCTCTACATTTTTCAATACACAACTGAAACAATTGTTTTCATCTAAAGATTCTTTGACACTAAAAAGATATCGAGGATGATTTAAATTAATATTGTTGTAATTACTATCATTTAATGTAAAAAAATTTTTATATATCGGAGTATAATTTTGTAAGTTGTACATGGACAAAATTTCGTGAGACTCTAATTCTTTAAATAATTCCTTATTCTTTCTTTTTTGGTAATTAATCTCCAATGTTGTCATTTAGCTACTTAATATATAAATTAAATCTGTTTTAAACTTATTTATTTGGATTTGTATATATTCTTATTTTCTTATTATTATTATATTATATAAATGGAAACGATAAACAATTTTAGCAATCCAACTAAATTTAAAGAGCAATTAAAAAAGTTTATTGTGGATAATAATGTCATCGGTACAGCAGCAGGTGTTAGCATTGCACTTGTCACTAAAGATATAATTCAGTCTTTTGTTGGAGATATTGTTTTACCTAGTTTTTATTTTGTGTTGGCTAGTTTAAAGGTCACCAAAGTAACAGAAATGTTACCTGGAAAACATTTTCTTGATTTTACTAATTTTATGAAACAATTTATTAGTTGGGTACTAGTTATTATTATTACATATTTGTTTATTACCATTACGTTTCAATCTTTATTGGGTATTGGTAGAGATGATGTAAAAGAAAAAGTACCCGTTAAAAAAGAGGGGTTCTTTGGTGGTGCTCTGCTATTTTAAACGTTTGAATTATTTTTTCGTGTTCTTCTTCCATATTTACAATACTGTTTTTGAGAAAATCCTTTGGGACGACGACAATTAATAGTTCTTTTGTATTTTAGACTCCATTTTCTTACTTTTACCATATTATTATAATAAGAGAAAAAATTGATTTGTTTATTAAAAAGAAATCAATTACAAAATGTTAAAACATGCAAATGTAAAAAGAAAAACTTGTATTCATCCAGATTGTAAAAAACATCCATCATTTAACAAAGAAGGTGAATCGACTAGATTGTATTGTTTAGCACATAAATTGGATGATATGGTGAATGTAATAAACAAAACTTGTTGTATTCATCCAGATTGTAAAAAACAACCAGTATTTAACAAAAAAGGCGAATCAATCGCACTGTATTGTTCAGGACATAAATTGGATGATATGGTGAATGTAATAAGCAAAACTTGTATTCATCCAGATTGTAAAACACAACCAGTATTTAACAAAAAAGGTGAATCAACGCCACTGTATTGTTCAGCACATAAATTGGAAAATATGGTGGATATAAAAAACAAAACTTGTATTCAGCCAGATTGTAAAACACAACCAGTATTCAACAAAGAAGGCGAAACAACTGCATTATATTGTTCAGCACATAAATTACATGGAATGGTGGATATAAAAAACAAAACTTGTATTCATATAGATTGTAGAAAACAACCAACATTTAACAAAGAAGGCGAATCAACCGGACTGTATTGTTCAGCACATAAATTACATGGAATGGTGGATATAAAAAGCAAACTTTGTATTTATCAAGATTGTAAAATTAGACCAGTATTTAACAAAGAAGGTGAATCAATCGCACTGTATTGTTCAGGACATAAATTGGAAAATATGGTGAATGTAATAAGCAAAACTTGTATTCATCCAAATTGTAAAATTATACCAATATTTAACAACGACGGTGAATCAACCGCCCGGTATTGTTCAGCACATAAATTGGATGGGATGGTAAATGTAAAAAGCAAAACTTGTATTCATCCAGATTGTAAAAAACAACCAGTATTTAACAAAGAAGGTGAATCAACCGCACTTTATTGTTCAACACATAAATTGAACGGGATGGTGGATATAAAAAATAAAACTTGTATTTATCCAGATTGTAAAAAACAACCAACATTTAACAAAGAAGGTGAATCAACCGCACTATATTGTTCATCACATAAATTGGCTGGAATGATGGATATAAAACACAAAACTTGTATTTATCCAGATTGTAAAATTAGACCAACATTTAACAAAGAAGACGAATCAACCGCACTCTATTGTGCATCACATAAATTGGATGGAATGGTGGATGTAAAAAGCAAAACTTGCAAAAGTGAATGGTGTTCAACACTAGTTCAAGAAAAATACGACGGATATTGTTTATTTTGTTATATAAATTTGTTCCCTGGTAAAAAAGTATCACGTAATTACAAAACAAAAGAATTCGCCGTAGTTGAATTTATCAAAAACGAAATTACAGAGTATAATTGGATTTCGGATAAACAAGTAAAAGAAGGTTGCTCTAAAAGAAGACCCGATTTATTATTAGATTTAGGATATCAAGTGATAATTATTGAAGTCGATGAAAACCAACATATCGACTATGATTGCTCTTGCGAAAATAAACGACTTATGCAATTGTCACAAGATTTAGGACATCGTCCAATTATATTTATTCGATTTAATCCAGACGATTATGTAAATCAAGATTCCGAAAAAATAGTCTCTTGTTGGGGATATAATAAATCTGGAATATCAATTATTAAAAAAACTCAGAAAAAAGAATGGCGAGAAAGATTAGAATCATTGAAACAACAAATCAATTATTGGTGTAATCCAGAAAATGTAACCAATAAAACAATCGAAATTATTCAACTTTATTATAACCAACTATAAATATCATGAATATTATGAATGTTATTTACATATAAAATAAAATATATATGCGTTTTTTTTATATATAATTTTAATTGTATATATCTATGAATCTAGAATTAAAAAAATTTGATATGAAAACTATTAGTTTTAAACCTAATGAAAGTAAGGGTCCTGTTGTAGTGCTAGTTGGACGCAGGGATACAGGTAAATCGTTTCTTGTCCGAGATCTTTTATATTACCATCAAGATATTCCAATTGGAACTGTTATTGCGGGAACAGAAGAGGGAAACGGTTTTTACGGCAAATTGGTGCCGAAATTATTTATTCATAATGAGTACAATACGGCGATCATTGAGAACATTTTAAAAAGGCAGAAGCAGGTATTAAAACAGATTAAAAAAGAAATGGAAGCGTATAAAAGAAGCAATATAGATCCACGAGCGTTTGTCATTTTAGATGATTGTTTGTATGATGCAACATGGACAAGAGATAAAATGATGAAATTATTGTTTATGAATGGTCGTCACTGGAAGATTATGCTTATTATTACAATGCAATACCCGCTTGGTATTCCACCAACTCTCCGCACCAACATAGATTATGTTTTTATTCTTCGCGAACCATATATTGCAAATCGAAAACGTATTTATGAAAATTATGCGGGTATGTTTCCCACGTTTGAGTCTTTTTGTCAAGTAATGGACCAATGTACAGAGAATTATGAATGTTTGGTTATGAATAATAACGCCAAATCCAACAAACTACAGGATCAAGTATTTTGGTACAAGGCAGAAAACCACAATGATTTTAAATTAGGGTCAAAAGAGTTTTGGGAACTGTCCAAAGGAATTAATTCCGACGACGAAGATGAGCAATATGACCCAAATAATATTAAAAAGAAGGGACAAGGACCTAAAATCAGCGTGAAAAAGAGCAAATGGTAAATAATATAAAATTAATCATATAAAATGATTTTATATTATATATAATCAATGGAAAAGAAAACGATTATAATAGAAAATAATGAATATGATATCACACACTTTAATCATCCTGGAGGAAGTGTAATTAATTATATGACACAAGGTCAGGACGCAACTCAAGCATTCAATGAGTTTCACTATCGTTCAAAAAAAGCAAAAACCATTTTACAGTCATTTCCCAAAGTATCAATAAGATTACATGAAATCGAAGATAAAGAAATGTTGGAAGATTTCTCCAAGTTTAGAAATTCATTAATCGAGAGAGGATTTTTTAAACCCAATTATTTGCATGTGTACTAGATATCATAAATAAGGATTTAGTTATTACTATTGCTTAGCACGACATTCTCGCTCTCGAATAGTTCCTGGCGAATATCCGCCACAGAAATGCTATCGTTTTGCACCAAATTCGATTCTTGAGTATTCATGTTTTTAATCCCGACAAGATTTCCCTCCTCGTCAATTCCCTGGGACAAGGTACTTCCCGATTTTTCGGAATTCTTGATGTTATCTTCAATCGCCTTCTGCTTGGTCTCCTTGACACGCTGCTCAAATGCCGACTTTGCAAACGTCTCATTCTTGATTTTTTCAGACATCAACTGATTCAATTCCTCCTCCATATACTCAGTCTTGCCCGTCTTGTACGCCTCTGGATCCCAGCACAACCACTGACCGATAGGACCCACGAAAATATCAAAATTAGGGTCAATTTCTCTGAGCATCTTGCATCTTAACTCCGCCTCTTGTTGGGTCGGATATGAACCACGGCATTTGAATCCTCGAACAGAGGTCTGAAAATTGTGCTGAATGTTAAACTCATTCTCCAACTTTTCTTCATTTTGATCGACAAACGTTTTATACTCATTATCAAGATTGGTTTTGGTTAACTCAAGTTGTTCATCTTTTACAAAGTCCTCGAAATCTTTCATGACATCTTCCAACGGAACCTTGTATTTGAAAGAAACGAAATTCAAAAATTGGGTGAATTTCTCCATTGATTTATTGAACTCCCATCTCTTTAGGAACTTTTCAAAAAATACATTTCCTTCTGCTTTAGGATTTTCTCCGGGGTAATAAATGAAAAACATCCAAAATTTTGTCCGGCGATTGACTTATCCACATCTAATAAATCAACATATTTCGGATTAGGTTTTCCGTTCTTTGTCTTTTTAGGAAAATCGTTTTTTGGTTGCAGAAATTTCGAATGACTCATTTTAATTATATTAAGACGTATTTTTTAAGTATTAATCGCAAAATATTTTTTTTCTTATTCTTTTATATAAATATGAACAGTATTATTGATTTTCCCGAATTAATCAAAAGATTAGTCAAGTATGTCTTTGAGGGTTTAATTGTCGCAATCGCCGCATTCGCTATTCCTAAACAATCCTTAAACTTTGAGGAAATCGGATTATTGGCCTTAACTGCTGCCGCCACCTTTAGCATTTTAGATACTTACATTCCTAGCATGGGTGTAAGTGCTAGAACTGGTGCCGGATTCGGGTTGGGTGCGAACTTAGTTGGGTTCCCTGGCGGTCTCTAAACCATATTATGTAGGTTAAAAAATTAATATAATATTTGATTCGTTGAAATATTATAATTTATACAGTCGCAATAAATTCCCAATCTAATTCGCTGCACATTTTTTTCCAGATTTCGTCCTGCTCTATAATTTTTTCGCGATCTTTCAACATTGGAATTTCATTCAAATATTGCTTTTCGTTCAATAGTTCGCACAACTTGTACAATGCATAATAATAATTCAAGAAATTCACACGATAATCTGGACAATTTTTGGAGTACGGTGACTGCAGTTCCATAAACAAATTGCACAACGTTTCCTCCAACTCTTGCGACATAATCGGCGGTTTAATTCCCAATTTGTTTTTAATGTACGCAATATGTTCATAATATTTATTGTACCCCAATTTTTTGAATATTTCTTTCGCTTTGTAATAAGTCAATTGACTAACATCAATCCGTTCCTTTTTAATCTGCTGCTTGATATTTTCAATCACTTCGTCGGTTATCTGCGTCGTTTCTTTCCCCTGGAACTGCGCCAATATTTCTTTGAAATGGTTGATCTTCTTGTACGCATAAAAACACACTTCTTTCGGCGGTTCCTTGTAAGACGGTTTTTCGTTCTCAATCAAATATTGGACGTTTTTAAAACATAAGTTACAAATTAGAACCCCTTCATCATCTAACGGAATTAACTCGCCTTTATGACAATATGTACAGACATCGGACGGTCTAATAAATGAATTCATATCCAGAAAACTGTCATCCACATTGCTGAGATATTTTTGAACAATACTTTGATTTTTGGTTTCATCCGTGTTTTCATTCGTGTTTTTTATTTTAAAAAATGTGTTTAGGATTTTGTTTTTGGTCATCGGTTCCGCAACTTCCCCGTTTGAAATGTTTTTTTTGTTCTCGAAATATTCAAATATGTACTTGGAATTGTCCAAAAAATAATCTTTTTTTTTGGATTTTAATATTTTAATAGATTCAGTTATTTCCTGAATCTCGTCCTTGATATCCATGATTTGCTCAATAGTAATTGCAGATTGGTCTTTATTTTCTAACAACGCCAATAATTCATTCTTTTTATTCTTCAATTTTGGTATTGTATTATATTTATCTTTAGAAAAATCGTTTATAAATTCAGTATGAGTACCGTCTAGTGTAGTTGCATTTTTTTTACTGATTTTGATTTTTTTAATATTTTTTGGTTTAAACGAGGGCATTTATTCTTATAATAAGTATTGAAACTTATTTAATACTTATTTATTTAAATTATAATATTTATAATACAAGTTTAATTTTAAATTATTGTTTCATTGGTATATGTAATGGAAATATCAATTAATATGAAGGATGAAAATGGTAAAGAAATTGGTGTCCAAATAGATAACATAAAATTTCAAAAAATGATGTTTTTGTACAATGCTCTCAACGATGGATGGACTGTCAAGAAAAAAAACGGGTCTTATATATTTAAAAAGAATCACGAGGGAAAAAAAGAAGTGTTTTTGGATACATATTTAACCACTTTCATGAAAGATAATTTAGACATTCGAAAACTATTGATACATTAATTTTTCTGGAATATTGCAGCAAACGATATTTGAAAGAATTATCCAACATGACACTATTATAAGGTGTAAAATAAGTTAATAAGGAATGAATTAGAATAATGATATAATTGCGAGTCAATATTTAATTAAATTAAATTAAATTAAATTAATTAAATGTTTTTTTCCAAATTTTTTTTCTTTTAGGAATATATAAAATGGGAGGTGGTTTAATGCAGCTCGTTGCCTATGGCGCTCAAGATGTTTACCTTACTGGAAATCCTCAGATTACTTTTTGGAAAGTTACGTACCGTCGTTATACTAACTTTGCCGTCGAGTCGATTGAACAAACATTCAATGGACAAGCCGATTTTGGACGCAGAGTCCAATGCACCATTAGCAGAAATGGTGACCTTGCTTACCGCACCTACCTTCAGGTGACTCTCCCCGAGATCAACCAAAGTATGGCGACTTATGCCCGTTGGTTAGATTTCCCCGGTGAGCAACTTATTGCCCAGGTTGAGGTCGAGATCGGTGGTCAACGCATTGACCGCCAATATGGTGACTGGATGCACATCTGGAACCAGCTCACCATGTCTTCTGAGCAACAACGCGGATATTTCAACATGATTGGTAACACCACTCATTTGACCTTCATCACGGATCCCTCTTTCAGCGACATCGATGGTCCTTGCGACTCCGATGCCCCCCGTCAAGTGTGCGCTCCCCGCAATGCTCTTCCCGAGACCACTCTTTACATTCCCCTTCAATTCTGGTTCTGCACCAACCCCGGTCTTGCTCTTCCCTTAATTGCTCTCCAATACCACGAGGTCAAGATTAACCTTGATATCCGCCCTATTGATGAGTGCTTATGGGCCGTTACATCGCTCAACTCTGCTTCGTCTGGTTCCAAAGCCGCCGCGGTTGCTTACAACCAATCCTTAGTTGCTGCCTCCCTCTACGTTGACTATGTGTTCCTCGATACCGATGAGCGCAGACGCTTCGCCCAGAACCCCCATGAATACTTGATCACCCAGCTCCAGTTCACTGGTGATGAGTCGGTCGGTTCTTCCAGCAACAAGATCAAGTTGAACTTCAATCACCCCGTGAAGGAGCTCATCTGGGTGGTGCAATCCGACAAGAACGTGGATTACTGCTCTTCTTTGATCAACACCAACGCTTTATTCAAGGTGCTTGGTCCCCAACCCTTCAACTACTCCGATGCTATTGATGCGCTCCCCAACGCTATCCATGCTTTCGGTGGGTTGAAGTCCATCGCCGCCAACACCAACTCCTTCATCGACACCAACGGATTATTCCAGGATGCCGGTGCTATGGATATTGCCGCTTCTGGTACCGGTGCTTTCTGGCATGATACCAGCGGTGCCGCCTACGATGCCGTCAACATGGATGGTACTTCCGCCACCGTTGAGTCTGGTGTGTCCGATGCCGGCACCTTCGTCTTAGCCGAGACCTCCTTAGACATGCATTGCTGGGGCCAAAATCCCGTGGTGACTGCTAAGTTACAGCTCAATGGTCAAGACCGTTTCTCTGAGCGTGAAGGAACTTACTTCTCGTTAGTGCAACCTTACCAAGCGCACACCCGCGCTCCTGATGAGGGTATTAACGTTTATTCCTTTGCGCTAAGACCTGAAGAGCATCAGCCCAGCGGCACGTGCAACTTCTCGCGCATTGATAACGCTACCCTTCAACTCGTTCTTTCGAACGCCACGGTTGAGGGCACCAACACCGCCAAGGTGCGTGTGTATGCTACCAACTACAATGTGCTACGCATCATGTCCGGAATGGGTGGTTTGGCATATTCCAATTAAAGTAACTAGTATAGTTACTCTATTAATTACTATATATTTATTGTAAAAACAACTTAGAAGAATTCTTATTATATATTGTATAATATGAATAATTGCGAAGAAATGAAACCAATTTACTCTTTTGATAAAGAAAAAGTATGCGGCGTGATTCATTACAATGGTAAAATGTATCATATGGATATGGATGATAGAGATAAAATAATTAATTTTAACAAAAAATTTATGTTTAATAACAAAGATGATATATATCCATCATATAATTATAATGAACAGGTTATAAATTACCTAACGTTTATATACAAATTTAAAGAAATAAATGTAAAATATACTTTCAATAATAATAATCCGTATGATTTAAGACGGTGTAATGTAAAATATTATCATGTATTTCATGAAACAATGACACAAAATTTCAATATAATCGAATATATATCTGGTCACTATGCAGACAATGGAAGGGATGCATATCATATGAAAAATCCAATGTGGAAAGTTAATGAATATGGGAAAGAAATTTTGTTAATGTATTGTGAAAAAGATACACTTGTAAAAATATGCCCAATTGCGTTAGACAAAATTAGAGAATATGAAAAAAATCATAACAATAATAATAAAAATACATTTTTTATTCATCATAATGGTTATATATGCAGTACAAACTCTTTGTATATTCATCAAATAATTAAAGGTTGCTATGGAAACGGAAAAGGAACAAAAAATATAAGCGTGGATCATATCGACCAAGACCCATTGAACAATACATGGGAAAATCTTAAAATCGCATCCAGAAAAGAACAAGAACAAAATTGCAATGGTATAAAAGAAGGTACAAAGAGAGAACGAAAACATAATGCACAAGAGTTACCAGATGGAATAACACAAGAATCTATGAGAAAATACGTGTGTTACTATAAAGATTATGCAGACAAAGAAAAAACAATATTGAGAGAATACTTCAGAATCGAAACACATCCAAAAATGGATAAGTTATGGTCTACAACAAAATCATGTAAAATATCAATCCATGAAAAATTGGCGCAAGCGAATAAAGTAATAGATGATTTAGAAGATAATATTTATCCAGAGTCAAAAGAAGAAATATTACCAACACATGTATCACTAATTATGTTTAGAGAAAAACCGCATTTAGTTTTTGATAAAAAAGTAGACGGAAAACGATTAAATTTAAAAATGGTTTTACCTCAAAATTATGATTTACAAGACCAACTCAAAATATTAAGTGAAAAAATAAAGACGAAATATGAGTTGACTATTGATTGTTAAAAGGGAGTGCATAAATATTAAAGGGAGTGCATAAAGTTAAAAGGGAGTGCATAAAATTATTTACAATCAGAATCCACCATTTCTTTCACCAATTCTTCAAACGTATATGTAATATTCCATCCTAATTCTTTTTTCGCCTTTGTACTATCTCCCAACAATTCATCCACTTCGGCGGGTCTGAAATACTTTTCAGAAATTCGAATTAATTCTCTACCAGTGATTGAATCGTACCCGATTTCATTCAATCCTTCGCCCTTCCATTTTATATCAAACCCTTTCAAAGAAAACGCCTTTTCGACAAATGAACGTACACTATGATATTCATTTGTCGCCAACACATAATCATCCGCCGTATCATGCTGCAATATTAACCACATTCCATAAACATAGTCTTTTGCGTGACCCCAATCTCTCAAAGAATCCAAATTTCCCAACACTAAACAATCTTGTTTTCCATTCAATATATTATTCAACGCAATAGTTATTTTTCGGGTGACAAAATTATGCCCTCTTCTCGGACTTTCATGATTAAACAAAATACCCGAACAAGCATACATTTGGTAAGACTCACGATAATTTTTAGTTATCCAATACCCGTATAACTTAGCGACACCGTAAGGAGACCGAGGATAAAACGGGGTGGTTTCGGTTTGAGGCACTTCGACTACCTTTCCATACATCTCCGAAGTGGACGCTTGATAAAAACGTATTTTGTCATTTGGAATACCACAATTGCGCACCGCCTCTAGTAATCGCAATACACCAACCCCGTCAATATCTGCGGTATATTCCGGCAGATCGAACGAGACTTTAACATGACTCATTGCACCCAAATTATATATTTCTAATCTGGATAACGATTCGCTGTATTTATTTTTGATTTCATTAAAAATATTCAATAAATTCACAGAATCGCACAAATCTCCGTACCTTAAAAACAATTTCGTATTATTAAAAATATGCTCGATACGATTCGTATTTATGTTAGATGACCTGCGTATGATACCCCAAACATCATACTCTTTCTCCAACAATAATTCAGACAAATAAGAACCATCTTGTCCAGTGATTCCTGTGATTAATGCGACCTTCATTTATAAATAACTATTTCAATTCTTTAAGTTTATTTTTCATTTCAAAAATAAAATTGAAATGAAAAACTAATAAAGACAAATACACAAATTACAACAAACACAATATAAAATGTCACACAATCAAGTTCAAACTCAAACCCAAGAAAACGAAGAATTAATGAGATTCTATATTAAACATATTAATACGGACCAATATATAATTTGTTTCTATCCGGCATCTATTTCAGTATCTGAATTCATTTACGAAATTCAAAAAATCGGTAGAGAAATCATAGGCGTAAACGACTACAAAATGGTAGAAGTTATTGAAGCGGGTCAAGAAATCCCGGGCGTAAAACCAGAAAATGCTCCCAAAATGGAAGAAGAAAGTATTTCAATGTATCAAAAATATGGCGCCAATTTAAAAAATATGGCGTTTTATATTAGGAAGAATCAACGTCAAAATTAAATAATTAAATATATGCAGATTTTATCGCCAAATATTCTCCATTTACACTAATAATTTGAAACGGTTTTCCACATCCATATATTTTTTTTTGAGAAATGTAATAATTGCACAATTCTTCACTGCTGTGAGGGTCAATTTGCACTGCGGTTTCTTTGAATATTCCATGACGAAAAATACAACAATTAAGTTCTTCAATTATGATTGAATCAGAACAATGGGGACAATTTACAACGAGATTTACACCAGATGGGTTTGTATTTTTAGTAGACATTTTTTATATATAACATATGTAAAAAATATCTAGGATAATAACTCTTCTTTTACAGGAGCGACAGCAGAAGACTCTTTCTCTTTTATCACAATTTTCTTGGGAGGCAGACTTTTCAGTGTAGAAACTCTCTTATCTAAATTCTTAAGAGTAAAATGTTTATTTGTCTTATTAAAATGCAACGATGGAATATCTTTAATTGCTCCTGTTGTCTTGTCATAAATAACATCTTTTACTCTAGAAAGACGCTTTCTATCTAAACAATCCTTTAAAAAAATAACTAATAAATTAGACTCTTCCGCCGTCATCTTTTGTTCTTCGCCATAATTTTCAACAAACGTAATTAATTTTTTAATTTTCGCAGTTTTATCCAATTTGCTCCAAGGTTCATTCTTATTATTATTTTTTTCATTTTCAAGAAACCGATCTAAATTTGTGATATCATTGTTTGCCTGGGTTTCATAAATAGGCGCTCCACTGAGAAGCATCGATTTATATTTAATATTTTTTAGTTCTAAACATTCTTCTTGTTTTGTTGTTGTTTCCATTTAGGTTATACATATAATAGTAAGATGATTCTAATATGTTTTATTATATTAATATTTATATTGATTTATAACAATATAAATATATGTCTGACCAATCGGATTTAAAAAAGGTATCTATTGTTGGGACAACCACAAGATACCAAATTAAAAAAGTAACACAAAATAAAGAAATAGATAAAGAAAGAAAGAAACAATTTAGTAAATCAGACTATGAATGTGAACAACTAGAGGTAATAACCAATATATATAATGAATCAATCCAAGAGGACCCACATAAAACAATTTTTCTAAGAGAAATCAATAATAAGATTAACGGGTATAAACAACAAGATGTTTGTAAAAACATGTTAGATGTTAATAATTTTGTTAGTTTAGAGCAAGTAATAGATAAAATATACAATTCTAATTTGAAATGTTACTATTGTAGCGAACCAATGTTAATCTTGTATAAATACGTAAAGGAAAAACGACAATGGACACTCGATCGAGTAAATAATGATTTAGGGCACAACCACAATAATGTAATTGTGTCTTGTTTAGAATGCAATTTGCAAAGAAGAAGAAAAACTAAAGATGCATTTACATTTACAAAACAATTAATACTAACAAGAGATGAATACTAAATAACTTCAAAATATTTGTTAGTTATTTGTCATTGTATAAATATATTTATTATTATTATTATGGAACAAAAACAATGGAGATGGAGTAATGGAATACCTTATGAAAAGAGTAGTGTTATAAAAAAAGTAGAAGATAAAGTTATGGAGTTAAAAGAAGAATCATATTCAGTTTGTCATAATCCCGCATTGTCTATTAATGAAACTATGTATTCTAGA